ACCGAGTATCGTATTGCGTCAAACAACAATACAAAATTATATCAGGGCTCTCCTGTTATACCAATCGCAGGCGGAACTATCTCTGTAGCGCAAGCTGCTGCAGGTGGTAACGTTGCATTCTTGGGTGTTTTCTGGGGTTGCGAATACGTTCGCGCATCAGACGGTAAGACAATCTGGTCGGCTACTTGGCAGGGTACTGCTGCTGGCGCAGATGCTAACTACCCAATTAAAGCTTTTGTTTACGATAATCCAATGCAGACGTTCACAATCGCTACATCTAATGTAGTGGGTGCGGCAAACACTGAAGCGGAAGTTCGTGCAATGGTCTTTAAAAATATCGCATTGGCAACTGCAACTGCAGGTAGTGACGTAACAGGAATCTCTTCTGCATCTGCAGATTTGAATACTGCTGCAAACACCGCTACTCTTCAGCTTCGTGTTATTGGCGTCCAAGATGACCCTGATAACTCAGACTTCACAGTCGCTGGTATCCCACTAATAGTACGTTTGAATACTTCGTTCAACTCTGCCAATGGCGGAATTGCAGCGGGTACTCCTTCGTCTCTCGGCGTTTAAAGGAGGTCTAACACATGGCTATATCACGCGCACAACTAGCGAAAGAGCTAGAACCAGGCCTTAACGCCTTATTTGGTATGGAGTACAATCGGTACGAAAACCAGCACAGCGAAATCTTTACAACAGAATCTTCTGATCGTGCATTCGAAGAAGAAGTTATGTTGGCCGGGTTTGGCGCAGCACCTACAAAATCTGAAGGTTCTGCAATCAACTTCGATGATGCTAACGAAGCTTACACTGCTCGTTATAATCACGAAACCGTTGCACTTGCGTTCTCAATCACTGAGGAAGCAATCGAGGATAACCTGTATGACCGTCTCGGCAGTCGTTACACTAAGGCCCTCGCTCGTTCAATGGCGCACTCTAAGCAGGTTAAAGCTGCTGCTGTTCTTAACAACGCCTTTGCAGGCGGTGCTAGTGCAGGCGGTGACGGCGTTGCTCTTTGTGCAACAAACCACCCGCTAACTAACGGCGGAACATTCTCTAATACTCCAGCAACTGCTGCTGATTTGAACGAAACTTCTTTGGAAGACGCTCTTATCAACATCGCTGGTTATGTTGACGAGCGTGGGTTGAAGGTCGCTCTTCGCGGCTTGAAGTTGATGATTCCACGTCAACTGCAATTCGTTGAAGAACGTTTGATGGTTTCTAACCTTCGGGTTGGTACTGCAGACAATGATACTAACGCAATTCGCTCAATGGGTATGTTGCCTGACGGTTATGCCGTTAACGACTTCCTTACTGATCCAGATGCGTTCTTCATCAAAACAGACGCGCCTCGCGGTTTGATTCACTTTGAGCGGACTCCGCTTTCCACTAACATGGAAGCAGACTTCGACACAGGAAACATGCGCTTTAAGGCACGGGAACGTTACAGCTTCGGCTTCTCAGACCCACGTTGTGTATTTGGTTCACCTGGGGCATAAGTTCCGGACTAATACTATAGTTAGAGGCGGTTTTCGGATCGCCTCTTTCTTTTTGCCTTCAAGTGTTGTATGAAGAGTTATTCCCTGACAGTCACACATGTGACTGACATTCGCCAAGACAGGAGACTCACATGGCTAATACAACTTTTTCCGGTCCGATTCGGGCAGGCAACATTAAAAACACAACAGGAACTACTGTTGGTTCTGACATTGCAAACGTAGGTTACGTTGTAATGATGCAGACACACTCTATGGATCTTTCCAACGGTGCTATTGCAGCAGGAGCAACCAATATGGTTATTCCAGCTAACTCAAAAATTATTAATTGTATTGTTGATTTATCAACAGCGGCTAACGCCACAACTAACATTAGTGTTGGTGATACAGTTGGTGGAGCTACAACAATCCTAAACACATTGGCTACTGGCACAAGTGCTGGTCTTAAAACTGTAACCACACAAGGTGGTGGTACAGGTGAGTGGGACAACACAGGCACTGCGGATTTAAAGCTAACAGTTACAAACAGCGCAGCTACTAACGCTGGTGTTGCAGTTATTACAATCATGTACGCGCAAGCATACCACACCGCAATCCGTCCATAAGGAGAGCTTAGATGGCAGGGTCAGACATAAATGCGTATACTCATGCACAAGGTTCAGCGGCGGCTCTCATAGGGCCGTCCAGATCTAGACTTCAAGCCGTAAACATATACGCGACTGCGGCGGGATCTTTCACTCTTACCAATGGTAATGGGGGAGCAACACTGTTAACGCAGAAGTTTCCCATAGGTATGAACGAGATATACATTCCTGAGAATGGGATGTTGTTTACTTCTGGGGTCTACATTTCTGCGCTTACGGGCGCGGGGACTGAACTGACGTTTCTTTTAGCGTAAGGATTATCCATGCCTAAAATCGACAAGGCTAAGATGAAATGCAACAAACCTAAACGTCAGATTTCTGGCGGTAAGAAGTCTGTTGTTAAAGCCTGCGATAAAGGAAAAGAAAAGATAGTTCGTTTTGGTGACGCCAACATGAAGATTAAAAAATCAGACCCTAAACGGCGAAAGTCGTTTAGGGCTCGTCATGGGTGCGATAAAGGCACTTTGGATAAATTAAAGGCCAAATATTGGTCTTGTAAAGCGTGGTAGCTATGAAATTAGAAGTCAATCAACTGGTGTCGTTTGTTGCCTTGGGTTTATTAGGTTGGGCCTCTCTGCAGGTTTACCAGATGAATGCTCAGTTGACGGTCACGTCCTACAAGGTTGAAGAAAATTACAACATGATCAAGCCTATGTGGCAGGATTTTTTGGTAAGGAACGCATATCATGATCAGCCGCAGCCAGATGGCAAAGCAAATATCCACGCCACCAACAGGGAGAGGTAATATGAGTTTATACGAGAATATCCGAAAACGTCGAGCAAGCGGAAAGCCTATGCGTAACAAGGGCGACAAGGGTGCGCCTAGTAACCAAGACTTTGTTAATGCGGCTAAAACCGCGAAGAAGGCAAAGGGTGGTATGATAAATAAAGGCTACAAGAACGGTGGCTGTGTTATGGCTGGTCGCGGTGGGAAATATAAAGGCGGAATGTAATGACAACTTCTGGATCAAGAGATTTCAATCTCGATGTAGCTGAACTTATTGAGGAAGCATATGAGCGGTGCGGTATAGAAGTACGCACGGGCTATGATGCCAAAACTGCTCGTCGCTCTTTGAATCTCATGTTTGCAGAATGGGCCAACAGAGGATTAAACCTGTGGACTGTTAAGTCTCATACGATTGATCTCACGCAGGGACAGGGACAAGAAACTCTTTCGGACAATGTAGTTGATCTATTGGATGTTGTTCTTCGTAGAAACAATACTGACTACGAAGTTCAAAGAATATCCAGGGGTGAATACGCAACTTTGCCCAATAAAACAACGCAGGGCAGACCTAGCCAGTATTGGCTAAATCGTCAGATTAATCCTGTACTAAATCTTTGGTCAGTACCTGAGAACTCTACAGATCAAATTATTTATTATTTTGTTCAGAGGATCGAAGACGCCGACACATTGGTTAATACAACAGATATGCCGTTCTGGTTTTATCCTTGTATGGCTGCAGGGTTATCCTACTATATTGCCATGAAACGAGCTCCAGATCGTGTACAGATGTTGAAGACTGTTTACGAAGAAGAGTTCCAACGAGCAGCGGATGAAGATCAGGGAAGAACCGCTTTGAAACTTCAACCTAGTCTTAGTTATTTGAGGGTCTAATGGCATACGCGAGTGGCAGTAAAGCGTGGGGAATATCTGATCGATCAGGCCGTCGATACCGTCTTCGTGACATGAAGGTGGAGTGGACAGGGGCCAAGGTTGGTCCTGATGAATTTGACCCCAAACAGCCTCAGTTGTTTCCACCAAAAGCGTACCCAGATCCTCAAGCATTAAGGAACCCAAGACCAGAAACAAATCTAGAGGAACAACGAGCATTGCAGTGGGGATGGAATCCAGTGGGGTTTAATTACTTGCCGGGCCTTTCTCCAGATAACAATTTAGTAGCCACAGGATCTGTTGGCACAGCTACGGTGGTGATAACATGAGCTTTACATATGATGAACTAAAGACGGCTATACAGGATTATACTGATAACACTGAGACAAGTTTTATTAACAACTTGCCTTTGTTTATCCGAGTTGCAGAAGAACGCATCTTAAAAAACGTGCAGCTTGATTTGTTTCGTAAGAATGCTACTGCAGTTATGTCAAAAGGATCTCAGTATTTAAGTGGTCCTACAGATTTCTTAGCTCCGTTTTCATTGAGTTACACAGTTAATGGCGATAAAACTTTTGTAGAATTTAAAGACGTTTCGTTTTGTCAGTCGTACACTCCAGACCCTGCGACAGAAGGTAAGCCTCAGTACTACGCTCAGTTCGATATAGACAATTTTCTGTTGTCTCCTTCTCCAGACGCGACCTACACTTGTGAACTGCATTATTTTTATCGACCAGAAAGTTTAACTGCGGGAGCAGGTTCTGCCACAACTTGGTTAAGTACGAATGCGGAAATGTGTCTTTTGTACGGTTCTTTGGTAGAGGCTAATATCTATCTCAAAGGCGAACAAGACATTATGCAAATGTATAATAGCAGATTTACAGAGGCAATGACTGCTCTTAAAATGCTAGGTGAGGCAAAAGAAACGACTCAAGAGTATAGAGTCGGAAGAGTTATAAGGCAAAAACAATGATACAAATAGAAGCTTTTGAAAATTTTAAAGTTTGTACATCTAATAACGGAGGTCACAGTGCAGATGCTGTGGCAGAAATGTGCGCCGACAAGCTAATGAGCGTGTCGGATTCGGCCCCGCCCGAGATACGAATGCAAGCAGAAGCGTATAAATCGCAGATGTTGCAAATTATCGCGCATTATATTAAAGTAGCGGTTAAGGAAGACCGCGAAACAACATGCGTAAAACTAAATGAGGCTGGGTTTCCTGACCTCGCCAACCAACTTAGGAGACTTTAAATGGCCTTTTCAGGTAACTTCATGTGTACATCCTTTAAGAAAGAACTTCTTCAAGGCATTCACAACTTCACTGCCTCTTCAGGCAATACATTCAAACTTGCCCTGTACACTAACAGCGCATCGTTTAACGCGGCGACCACTGCATATACTTCTGCAAATGAAGTATCTAACTCAGGTTCGTACAGCGCTGGCGGGGGTGCACTCACAAACGTGACACCGACATCTTCAGGAACAACAGGGTTAA